GTTGATCCAAAGCACACCATTGTCATGAATAGTTGCCTTTACATCTATGCTCCAACCTTGATACTGTATATCTCCAACATCACTACCACTATCCTTAGTTTTACATATTGGAGAAAAAATTTGACTAGGATACACATTTGTTAGTTTAGCTAATGCTAACTCTGCAAATAATCCTATCTTGTCAGAAAAGTATTTATCATTGGTATTATTAAGAGGCAATGTTTCTGCGTGACGGCTTCTTGCTCTATCATATCTACCTTTACTCAAGTAGTCCACGATTGCTTTCTCACCATCTTTTAATACTATTGTAGTCATTTATAATTCCAGGTCATCAGTTTCTATGTCAAATATTAAACTAAGCATATTCGTTAAACTCTAAATCATTTCTGTTATTATCATCTTCGTAATCTTCGGGCTGGACTTCTGATAATCTACCTGTCTCTCGATCATAAAGAAGTTTAGTAGCAAAACCTACATCACCTGTGTATCTAGATTTCAACACTCTTAATACTGTGGTGTTGGCTTCTTCGGGATCATCTGCTTGTTGGTTTCGTTCCAATCCTAAAACGCAGTCACTTAGTTGAGCTATTGACTGGCTACCTCTGAGGTGAGAAAGATTAACTTGTATTCCGTCTTCGTGTCCTTTGTTGCCTACTACTCTGCGTAGATGAGAAACCAAAATGAGTCCTGCACCTGTTTCTTCTACAATGCTGCGGAGCTTTGTCATAATTCTGTCTATGGCTCTTCGTTCATCGCCTTCAGTTATAGCACTTACTAACATATGTAGATGGTCTATAACTATCCACTTACAATCACAACCAACGATCATGTATCTCAATTTAGAAAAGATTTCTTCGATAGAATTAGTGCCAAAGTGTGCGTGTATCCATACTCTGTTCTCGTTTTCTCCGTTATAGAGAATGTCAAAGTAATTATCTATTTCTTCTTTCGAGAACCTTTCTAGTTCTTGGTCAATATACAATCTTGCATTAGCTTCTATAGATAAGATACCACTGATAGTTCTGTTAGGATCTTCTTCTAGGGATATGATACCTACATTGTCGTCTGTTTCTTTTATAAGCCAATGTTCTAGTTCACGAGTAACACTAGACTTACCTAAACCTGTGCCACCTGTGAGTGTGACTAGTTCCCCTTCTCTCAAACCATAAAGTTTTCTGTTCAATCCTGCATAAGGATAAGGAACACTCTTCTTCTTTTCTCTTGTGAGAAATTTAAGTTTATGTTCTGATACATTGATAACACCTGAAGGTGTATAAGTTTTGGATTCCCACCAAGTTTGGTTAAATGCATTCTTTGCACCTGCCATGAGCATATCATTGGCATCTTTGAAACCATTAGGTATACGCATTATCTTTGCTTTTCCAGGAGTTAGAATTCTTGCTACTTTCTTCGCAGCTTTCTGACCTGCCTTATCTCTATCAAAGCAGATAACTACATTGTCAAAGCTTTCTACAAACTCTAGGCTATCTTTCACATCACGAACAGCGCCTTGTGCGCCTGTCTTTATACTAACAACTGCCCATTTAGATCCAAGCATTTCATAAGCAGCGAGTGCATCGTATTCTCCTTCTACGATAGTCAGATACTTGCCACCACTCTTGAATAGTTGTTCGCCAAACAGTCCACTTTCATTCAAAAACCCAGTTGTCCTAAAGTTTTTGTCCGTTCCATCTTTAGTATATTTAATTTTTGTGGCTACTAATTGATTGTCTGCGTAGTAAGGAAAGATTTGATCTCCTATCTCTACTTGATCACCTTTAAAATGTTGAACAACTTTTACTCCATACTTTTTAACTGCTCTTAGCGAGATGTTTCTGTGTTCTATCCTTGTAAAGATTCCATTCTTAGGAACTTCTAATACATTTTTTCTTTTTATATTTGTTACTGTTGCTGTTGTCATTGGTTTTACTTCTCCCGTTGTTCTGTAATAGTCAGGAAAAAATTCATCACAACTAAAACATTTTGCTGATCCGTCTTCGTTAATAGAACACGCATCACTACTATTGCAAACAGGACAAGGTTTGTGTAATTCTACAAATTCTGTGTCCATTTCTTTTTGCTCCTTTTTTAAAACTCAAAGCCTACCACCTACCGAAGTTTAATGTCGGCACTTCCTGCCTTTTTATTTTAATCCTCTTCAGTCGGAAACGCTGCAGTTTCTTCGATGTCAGGAACAGATGTTCCTTCTTCTTCATCATCAGCATTGACGATACCAACAATACTGTTAGTAAAAGAAGCTAGTCCTGCGTTGACTTCTTCCAAGTCTAGAACAAGATTAACTTTCTTTTGGTTCAGACGTTGTATCCTACCAAAGATAGCTTGACCATCTTCAGGTAAGTCTTCAACATATATTTGAACACCATCAATAGTGATAAAAGGTTTTTGGTTTTCTTCTTCAACCATTGTTATCTCCTTTTTGTTAAATTAAAATTCGATGTCATCAGCATCTTCATCGAGCATTTCAAACTCGTCAGTTTCCCCATTGTTGTATTCTACAAGATCCAGAACTTGGATTGCTTGTAGTTCCAACCAGGGGAACTTTCCGTATTTGTTCTCAATGAGTCGTTCTTGATACTGAACAATACCTTTAGATCCATTTCCTACTGCTGCGGTTAGTGGATTCTTTGCTTTATCCACTACACGAACAGGAGGATTGGTTGATCCGTCAGGTCGATTGTAATACTTCCTGAAAAACAAAGCAGGTTGTTCATCAATTTCTTTGATTTTAAACCCTTTGCTTTCAAACCTATCAGCAGTCTCTTGATCAACTATCACAGTAGCTTGATAAGTTACTGGTTCAAAAGTTGCGTTAGGTACACTTGCACTAACCCAACGAAGTTCATGTCCTTCTCCGTTAGGTCCTTTTAATACAGCCATAATTAGTCTCCGTTTATTATTATTAATTCTTAACCATATCTGGATTATACTCTCATTAATCCTAAAGTCAAGAAATTTCTTTTATTATTTTAAAAGGGGATACAAAAAGATATATGGTGTGGAGAGTTTACGAACCATGAATGTCTCCACTCACTCATCTGCCATAGAAACAGGTGTGTCTTTTGCGCAAAAAGATTACGACTAACAGCACGATTCTAGTTATTTTTTATCTTTTTATTTCCTTACTTTATATAATAAGGACAGATTTTAAATCTGTCAAGTTTTATTTAATTCTTTTTGTGTAATCAAAATGATACTCTTTTGGATTCTTTAACCCATCTATAAGCTTGACACCTTTCATACCATGCATCTTGAACTTAGCCTTCGCTAGTAAATCAAAATCCTGGCTATTATCTAATCGAATAACAACTGACATCTCCTTAAACTGTCTCAAATATTCACGAGCTACAGTTACATTCTTCAATTGTAGGTGCAGTCCGTTCCATTCATAACTCATGTTACTGTTCTCCTTTTTCATCTTCATAAATTAAAATACAATGTCCTAAGAACTCAGGTATCTGTGGCACAACTGAGTTGCCAAGCTGCTTGAGTCTTTGGAGTCTACCTGGAATTTTCTGCGCTACTCTAGGTATATGTTCTGGTTCTTCTATCCAAAGCCTCTTTGAATGTTGAGCAAAGTCTATCAACTGCCATCGCTTTACTACTTGTTCTAGTTCTTTCATCTTTTACTCCTCTTCTTCTATTAATGTATAGTCTTCTGGGTAACCCATCAACCACTCAACCCACGTAGGATTCAAGTGTCCTGGTTTTCTTTCTTCCAAATGAACTTGACCTGGCAAACCAAGTTGCTTACCTTTCTTCTTCCGCTTCAGGTGATACTCCACGTTGTCAGTATCTACCTTGTGCATACCAGAGTAAGGTGTCTCCCAAAACTTGTAAGCCACTTCAGTCTCTAGGTATTTCTTGTGTCGGAGATTTGCCATGTTCTTAGTAAGTTTCATTCCCATACCTAGTCCAGCTCTTGGAGTGGGCCACATATCAGGATGAACCTGCTCTCTTAAATTAGATGGCTTTGTTCTACCCTTCCTGGTTGTAGCAAACTGTCGCTCCATAGCTTCCTTTGATCTAGGCGGCATATGATCCAGTGTGTTAGGTGTTGCCCACATATCTCTCTTCCGTTCTTCGATATGGTTCACAGCATCTTTTAGTTTCACTCCCCAACGAACACCTTTCTTGTTCTTACGGCTAAACTTTCCATCT